AACCCTAGGTTTTCAAAAGTAGTATTGACGGTTGTTGAAGTATTCCCAGTCCATGTAGTGTTCCATGAATTCCAAATAGTACCTAATGTTCCAGCCTCTGTCTGGTCACGGAGTAGCTGTTCATAGTTACCTTCTACGTTAATAGTAATGGCAGGAATACGATCATCATCCATCCATACATCTGTCTCAGGTTCTAATATTAGATTACCAATCCATTCTGTTACACTATATGGGTTGACACTCTCTACACGACTGGCATAAGGTTGAACAGTATGGTCTGTTTCCGTATAAGGCAACATAATAAGGTCACCTGTCTTTGTATATCCGTCAGTCGTTCTGGCAGCATCTGAAGTATTTTCTTCTATTAGATTTACACCCGTCTGAACACCAACAGGACGCAATACACCAACCCCAGGATCTACAGCACAATGGTAATCGGGATGAGTAACATTCCCTACATTGTGACCATAATAGTTATCGACAATAAAACCGGACTTAAATCTGTTAAGGCCGTCACCATCCAAAATCATATATGAATCTGTTTCTCTTTCTAACATGGCCAATGTAGTTGTGTATTCTAGTTTACCAATTCTGGTTTCTAGTTTACCAATGTCCTTCATTGTATAGCCTTTATTATTTAAATAGGCCACATCTATCTTCTCAGGATCAAAAGTATAAGCAGTGATTCCTAATCTACAAACCAACATACCAATATTATCTGTCGCTGGCCAGGTCGGAGCCTCGGCCGGCACACCCTTAACTATAGTCCAGTCACCACTACGTTGGAGATATAGTAAATCTTTCCGAGGTAGATAAAAATCAAAATCTAATGTGATGTTGTCATCAGGTGCTACTAAATTACCATTGACAGAACCAGTATCTTCAAAATTCTTGTTTATAAAAGAAAATGGATTTTTACCTGTAACCAATGCAGCATTTTGTATCTGATTCTTAACTCTTGGTCTAAAGTCCATAACATCCCGCAATTCATATTCACCTATAGGTGCCCTAGAATCAGGATCAACTCTTGAAGCTGTGTATTTAGGAATATCAGCATAATCTACCTGACCCGTATAAGAATCAACTGAGAAGTAATCACCAGTACCATGTGAGAAATAATCATAAATGATTAACAATCTTCCAGTGGGAAGTTGTGTATTTGGTTTTCTTGCAATGCGACCAATATCATAAAAAGAATCTCTTTGACCCGTATCAAGTAAGAAATTTGAAGTGACATTCTGAGAGCCTTCTGTCAGAGTACTAATTCCAGCAGTTACACCGGATGTTCCACCTGTGATGGTATCTAATGTTGTAAATGATCCATCAATTTTAACATACTTAGCAACAACAGGAGAACCTGTAGTTGAAATTACACGACCTGTTGCACCAGAAGCACTACCTGTAATAATTTCACCTACAGTAAGTGTTCCTGTATTATTTGATAATGTTAATGTTGGTGTAACAGCATCTGTAGTATTATTGGCAGATTCATATACAGCGTGTAATTTATAAACGTCTGCATATGAAAGTGAAATCTCAGCATCACCAATTCTTTCACCATAAACTAATGTATAAGTACCGGCGGCCGAAGTGGACTGAATTTGTTTAGAGATCATCTTGTTTGCTGTTTTAGATCGTTGGAGAGATGTTGCATAATTAACAGTTCCCAACAACTCAACAACAGTATTAGCACCAAGAACGGGAACATCAGTAATCGTCAATGTTTGACCTACTGCAACTCCTGTTCCTGTTATACTAACCACATCACCGATAGACGCAGAACCAGAAGCAACAGCCGTCACCACCATTGTATAATTTCTAGCTACGGATGGTGCCGCCCAAGTATGACCAGCAGATAGTGTAAACGTCACAACACTAGATGCGTTTGTTGTACCTGTAAACTGTTTACGATATGAATACGATGTATCAGTAGCACCACCAGCATCTAACAAAGTTTTAACATTATCTTTGGGTAGTTTATAAAGTAGTACAGTTTCTTCTTCTTGAGTAACCTTACCTCGGAGTCTTGCGACATTAACAGAAGTAACAGCAGTAGTAAAGACAGCACTTACTGTAAGGGTTGTATCATTAGTAACTACTGTAACTCTACGTTCCTCTTGGATACCGGCGGCGCCAGTAGGTAATGAAATAATATCACCAGCTACCAAATCAGAACTAAATGTAGTATTCAGTCCATTAACAGTTGTTCCTGTGGCCCAAGTAACAGTACCACCCAATGTTACCGATTCTGATAAATCAACATTAGCAGTATAATCTAGTCCAGTATTATCTGAAAAAATCTGTTTAACATCTCTAGCAAATGTCTTTTGATTTGCTGTGCTGTTAGTCGTGGCCAAAATAGCACTAGAACCAGGAATTGTATCTGTGGATATACTAGATGTAATAGGTTCACCTTCAATAAACTGACCTATCTGTTGCATTAATTGGAATTGTGCAGCAGCAGTAATTGATGCTACAACAATACCAGTTGCGCCAGAAGAACTGCCTGTAATAAGAGCGTTAGCTGTAAGAGTATGAGCACCTGTAACATCAATCGTGTTGAACATCGAAACGTCAAATAGATAATGATGAAAGATGGCCTTGGTAGCACCAGTATGTGTACCTATTGTTCCATTATTATATTCAAATGATCTGGATCGAGCATAACCAATGTTTGAACCAGCAGACGAACCTCTAGTTACTGTCTGTTGGTCGTATAGTTTTACAAACTTAAATGCATCTATAGTAGCACCAACTTCAGTAATGTCTGGTTCACCATAAACATTAAATACCTGAGCATAGTTACCCAAGTCAGCAGGAACAGAATCATTCTGTACATTTTTGGTTGTTCTTGCCTTATCTATATTAATATATTGTGATGACTGTAAATCTAATTCATAACCATCAACATACGCTTTACCCGGCGATATAATTAGAACGTCTTTAGTTTCATCACCACCCTGAGCAGTCGTATAAACCCCACGATTGGTTCCATCATTTAAACTTTCTCGAGGATCAATATCGAAATGTTTTACAATATAATCGCCAGACTCATCATCTGTCCTACGAGCAAGCATATCTGCAACGATACTATACTCAGTAAATTTAATTCTATTTTCTATTCTACCAGCATTAAGTCGTGCCAATTCTACAAAATTGGAATCATCTGTTGCTGTTAAAGTTTTCTTAGATAATGCCAAAGTCATCTTAAATCTATGAGCACCTTTTGCTGCATAGTTAGAAGAACCTTGTGCATTATCTAACAGCGACGAATCTTCTTCTGGAGTTATAAGCGATTCTGTAACAGCCCAACCAACACGATATGACGGTGTATTGGTGTATTTGTCCAGAATAATTGTTTGTTCTGAATTCTGTACCATAAATCCACGAACATAGTAAATACCAGCCTGAACAGTAACCGCTGAACCAGTAGCCGTTGCGGCAGAAGCTGCTGCTGTTGCAGATGCAATATCTACAGCATAGGATGAAATGATCTTGTCAGCTGAAATATTTTCACCATCACTAAACACTACAGTAGAATTATCTGCCGTAGAAGTATTCATATATTTTATAAACAGGGTATCCGGATCACCAGTAGCAGAATCTGCCACAGAGTAATTTATTACTTTAGCTGTAACACCAGAAGTGACACCTGTTATAGTAGCCCCAACATATTGACTTAAATAAGTACTAACCGTACCAGACAAATAACTAGCTTGTATTTTTAAAGCATAGTAATTTTTATCATACCCAACACTACCAGGAATAACAATTGAACCTTCTTTAAATACATGATTACCAAATTGTTCAATCTGGTTTTGGAGTATTGTTTGAAGTGTTGTTAGTTCTCTTGCCTGAACTGCAAAGCCCGGTCTAAAAAGAACCCTATAAAAATCATTACTCTGGCTAAAATCGTCCCAATAGGGAGATACATTAAAATCTGTTTTTGCTGGCATAGTTTAAAACTCTATAATAAGTTTAATATTTTCTGTTTGATCACTAGCTCGTGTAATTGGTGATCTATTTTCTATATAAATGGAATCTCCGGAATAGTAAGCTATTTCAGGATTGTTTACAGTAGCTACTGTTCCTGTTGCACCCCCGGCACCAGTAATAATTTCTGATGCAGCGAACGCAACTAAATCTTTCTGTGTTGCACCGGCTGTTGTCTTGACACCAGTCCATTCAGTTTGAATATACTTGAGTATCTTTGTAGATGCATCAAAATCAACAACAATACCTTTCGCACCAGATGTACCACCAGTG